TTATGCTACGTTCTTGTGGGGCGGACTAACCTCAGCCCTGCCGGATTTGTTCTTTTTCTCTTTATACCAGTCCCGGAACTCTGGAACCTGCAAAGAAAGTTCCATGACAATCCTCCCGTCATGCCCCTCTTTTTCCCTCACGTCCTGCACCCATTCTTCAATGATCCCCTTGTGTGAGCCCTCCTGATCCGGCGGCGTAGTAGCAGCCCCTAATCGCTTGGGACCTTCCCCCGTCATAATCCATTCAGTAAGCAAACCATATTGTTTACCTACTGCGTACGCCCATCCTGGCGGGAAAACACCTTCTTTTTTTTGCCTCGAAACATTCGGCTGTGACGTTTCAGCCAATGTCGCAAGGTCATTGAGTGATCTGAGGGGGGTTTCTTTTTTTATTCGGTCCCAGACATCAAGAAATTTCATCATAATCCTGATTATTTTATTGACATATACATCAGGATAATGATATTAGATAAATATCCTGATATTATTTATTCATAATTCCGTTATTTTTTCATAATACACACTTTTCATTGATTCGTTATCAAAAAACAGGAGCCGCAGAGGCCAGGGCCATGAAGCCAAAACGAGAAGAAAAATACATCCGGGTAGGATTTGGCGCGGAAACAATCGAGATATTCCCGACCTCTGATATTTTGGGCCGTCCGAACCGTCAATATCTCCACCTGATCGAACTTCGGGGCGCAACGGTTACTATCGTCCCCCGTCAGGCCTATCTTGAATATCTGTTCCGTGAACATAAGGCCAACAAGTCTTTGAACTATCGCTCCTGGTGGGAAAAAGTCGAAATGGTGGCGGCATGAAAAAGAAAAACCCTCTGCCGATTTATTACAAGCTGATCGTTGACGGCAAGCTCTTCGATGTTTTTCCGGTTCAATCAGGCCGGGTCAACTCTCAGTTTCCTCCCCATTATCGCCGCCTTTTGACCCTCAAGGGCGTTTTACTGTCCTCTTCCAGTCAATCCGAATACGAAGATTTCACCAAGAGGCCCAGGCCATGACGGTATTTCTTCCAGCTTGTGCAAGACACACTAGCCAGTCCGAAACGCCGCAAGGCGTAGCTGCCCGAAGCATACCGGGGGCATCGCCCCCTTTCAAAGCGCAGTTCAACCGTGGTGGAAAGGAATAATCCTGACCTGCCGTAAGAGGAAAACAACCAGAGAGGAAAAACCCATGAATGAGAAACCCCTTGTCCCCGACACCAAGAAGATCCCCAACGAATTGAAATTGAGATTGCAAGGCAAGCTCGACAAATTCGAGAAGTTTGACGGCCAGAATGGCCCCATTTACGAGAGCCTCATCATTCTTCCGGCTCCCAATGAGTATTCAAGCCCCTACCGTTTTTCCGTGAAGTCCGACCGCCAGATCGACAAGCAAGGGGCTAGCGTTGATATCGTGGTCACCATCAAATCCAGATACTGGAAACACAACACCTCCGGCAAGGTCAACTATACGCCGGAACTGTGGCTTGACGCCGCATAAAATTTTCCCGTTGGTTTCCAGCGGGATTTAACGGCCTGGCCAGCCATTTTTAAGAGGAGGTTTCCGCATGACGTGGACACCATTGGTTGACGCAACCTTTTTTGATGGGATTAAGGCCGATGTTCTGACAACGAACCTCGGCATTATGACAATTGCACTCATCATCTTAGGCGGCGGCATATTACTCAAAGTAATGCTCAAATGAGGAAAAAACTATGGCAGCTTTTATCACCAGTCTCACCACCGCAATTGACATCCCGGCTCTTGTGACCATGCAGCAGACCATGCTGGCGGCGGCTATCATCATCCCGCTCGGCTTCGTGGCCTTTGCCCTGGTCAAGAAGACCATCAACCGTTCCAAATAATTTCAACAAAAGAGGGGGAGGTCTCGGCCTCCTCTTCTTTCTTTGTTACTGGTGATATATGGCCGAACCTATTGTTTCTGAGCTTACTCAGGCTGTAACAGGTATTGCTATTCCTGGTATTGCTGCTGATATGAAAACCGTTATTTTTGCTGCAATCGGTCTTCTTGTTCTTATAAAGGGTCTCGAAATCATATTGGGGATTTTTTGCAAAACCAATAGTGCCGATGTTGAAAAGTCATACAACGACATTGACGGGAAAATGGGATGGGAGCGTGATCGCGCTGAATCCATTTATCAAAGCAAACTCCGTAAGCATGTTTCTCAAGGGGAGGATGATTGTTGATGGAAATTATTGATGTAACCATGTTCGGCACCGGTGTCGGCCTGGTCATTATCGGTTGGGTTGTCGGCAATGTCGTTAGCATGGTCTTTCAAATTTTCAAGAATGCAACAAAGGGGTTCTGAAAATGGATGCTCAATCTTTACAGGCCCTTGCTGATCTTCAAGCGCAACTGCTTGCTTCTTCTGAGTCGTTGCGTCTTCTGATTTCTCTGTTTTTGGGTGGATGCTGCGGTATTGCTTTCGTTGTATCTGCCGGGAGGATAACACTGTGATCACTGTCCCAGAAGGTTTCGACTATGCCTTGCTCATTTCCGATTTGCTTGGAATATCCCTTCCTTTCCTTCTTGCTTCGGTTTCCTCGATTGTTTTTTTGCTTGCCGTTGCCGCGATCCGGAAGGCTCGGCCATGAGACTTGATTTTTCAAAGATCAAGATTGTTTCGTTCTGGACTGTTTTTGTTTTTGCCTGTTTCGGCGTTGGTCTCATAAAATTTTTGGTGCGCTCATGCCTCGCTTTCGTTCGTTGATTGCTGTTTTTGTTGTGGTGTTGGTCCAGATTACACCCGGCCCTCTCGGTCTTCGTCTTGCTTTTGCTGTTGCTCCCCCTTCCACTGAATGGGTCACATATAGCTCTTCCGGTGGTGTCTCTGTTATGGTTCGCCAGGGAACAGGCACAGATGGTGTTATTTCTCCCCCGTCTGTTGATGATGCAACAGCAAAGGTGTCAATGCCTCTCGATACGGGCTATATCTATCAGGATAGCACCACTGGCACAAAGCGTTTTGTGCAGTCTTCAACCGGGGGCATTATGGAAGTTGACCTAGCATCCGGGACAGCTAAACAAATTGTAGAAAATGACCCTTCAAGTTATCCAAAATTAGCACCGATTTTAGCAAATTCTCTCCCGCAACAACCTATTACAACCCCATCAGGTGTCGGTGATGTTTTTTCTACACCTACAGGGAATAGGTCTATTTTAACTGCTGCCGCTCCCGTTAGAACCGGAGGGTTTTATGCTTATCCGGGCGAGGATATATATACAGCTTTTAAACGTTTTTGTGCAACATTAGCTCCTGTTGAAATAGGAGGCCAGCGTCTTGTGAATACGGCAGGCACTCTTCTTGTTTATGGTCCTTACGAAGACGGCTATGTCGTGGAGTCAAACGGTAACAGGCTTTGCTATGCGTATTCACAGGCCATAACCTCAACTCCTTCTGTTTCTTCTCCGAACCCTTCTCCCACTACTGGCGATGCTTTAAATCCTGGAAAAGTTGCATCCGGTATTAAAATCGGTGGTTTTCCCGGTGGTACCGGACTGAATGGTGAAATTATTCAGGTAGGTAAAAAAGGTGCTGGCACTATTGTTCGGCCTGGTGGTGAAGGTGTTTTGCCCGAAGATATTCCCTTAATGCCTGGGTATGGTGGTGATGCTGGTGATGGTGCTCCCGTTATATCGGATGTTCCTGTCGATCCCACAAAGGATGATTCTACCGATGATTCCGATGCTGAATACAATCCGACACCCAATGGTGACCCGTATCCGCAGGATAACGAGGCAATCAATTTTGGTGGTAGGTTGAACGAGTTTTTTACCTCAGCTAAGCAATCAGCGATTTTTTCTCTTCCCTCTCATTTTTCCGATATTCCCACATCAAGTACCACTGTTTCAACGATTGATGGTGGTCAACTTTTCGGTACTCTCAATTTTGATTTTTCTTCAATGGCGCCGCTATGGGTGATTATCAAGTCAATCGTCCTTACCGGCTTTTCTTTCGTGTCTACTCGTATTGTCTGTTTGAAGCGGTAAAGGGGGTGTCATGGATGCCATAATGAATTTCATCAACGTCTTTTTCTCCACTATCTGGCAATTTATCAAGGATGGCCTGGACGCTTTTTTATACGTCTTCAAGGCCGCTCTTTTTTTTGTTTTCGATGGTCTTCTGACGGTTGTCTCTGGCCTTCTTTCTTCCCTGGATGTTTCGTCCGCTGTTTTGTCCTCTGCCGCAACCTGGGCCGCTATGCCTCCTCAGTTGATCTATATCGTAAACGCCATTGGCATTCCCCAGGGGCTTGCCATTCTCGCTGGCGCTTATGTTGTTCGTATGACATTGAACCTTATTCCCGCTGCTCTCACGAGGATTTGACATGATTATTGGGTTTGTTGGCACTCCTGGCTCTGGCAAGTCGTATGAGGCCGTCAAGAAGCTCCTGGATAATCTTCGCCTCGGCAGGGTGATCTATACCAATATCGCGGGCCTTGATGAGGATGTTTATAGGGAACATATCAAGGTCTATTGTGGGCTGGATGATTATCAGCTTTCCCGCCAACTTCGGTTTTTGACGAATACCGAAATGCAATATTTTTGGAAGGTTGCCGAACCCGGTTCGCTGATTATGGTCGATGAGGTTCACAAGCTTTTTTCAAACCGCGATTGGGCTTCCGATTCCAATAAGGAGTTTACCGAATGGGCTTCTACTCATCGGCATCACGGTTTTGATGTGGTCCTTATTACCCAGGACATTGAGAAGGTAGACAAGCATGCGCGTAGTCTTTTGGAGTGGTCCTATTTTTTCCGAAAAGTTAATTTTTTTGGGGGAGCCGTTACCAAAAAATATATTTGCTACGCTTACTCCGGTGACGATCACCACGGTAAACCGATCAGCACCCAGACCCGGCATTACAACCCGAAAATATTTAAATGCTACAAGTCTTACGTTGCCAAAGACGTTAAAGAACTTGGGTTCATGACCCACGTCAATGTCTTGAAGCACCCTGTTTTCTTTTTCATTCCCCTGCTTTTTATTGCCACCATCGTTATGGGCTCTCGCAGTTCCCTTGCCACGGGCGATATTTTCGGCACGAAAAAGATTGTTGCGAAAAAGACTTCTCCTTTCACAGATCCAGCGACCGTGAAAAAACCTTCATTCATCCAGGATCAACGGGCTGCCGCAAATGCTTCATCGTCTGGATCAGCGCCGGCCGCTTCTTCTTCCTCTCCTCCTGTCTCTCAGAAAATTTATAAATGGCAGGCTCCAGACGGCTCCATAAAGTTTTCCAATGTTCCGCCCTCAGGTGGTGTTGTTTTGGCCTCCTGGGACGTTCCCTGACGTTTAATGAAATTGGATATCAGACGAAATTAAGAGCAAGCGAATCCGGCGGGGTTTCCCTCCCTCGGGGAGGGTTCCCCGCTGGATTCGCGCACAGGAGGACTCGATATGCCAGACTCAAAGTTAATGCCGGAAACGGAACCACAAGCCCGGATATCATGTGGTTCCGCAGTAGCCACCACAAGCTGTCTCGATACCCTTCGACTGTCTATGTGGGTCGATTGGGAAAGTTCAAATCTTCTCGATCGGCTGGAGGTTGTAAAAAATCTTGCCCAGCAGGGTGAATATGAATCAGAGCCCGTTGATCTTGCCGGTCATTCGTGGAACGTCATGCGCAGCGGCACCAGCCGTTTCACCTTCCGCCTTGTCCGTGGTGACATTCAGCTCTTGATTAATCGCAGGAAGGCTGACGGGAGTATCCCGAACACCCGGCTTGAAATCGGCTCCGCTTCCTGTTGGTCTCCAGGCTTTCGCACCATCTACAACGAGGTGGTGAAGCTGATCGAGCTTTACGGCGGGGCTGTCTGCAAGGAACGGGTTTCCGAAGTCCATCTTGCCACTGATTTCATCGGGCAGGATTTGCGGTCCTTGCCGGTGGCCAAGATGGAACACTGGATCACCCGCGCCTATGATTTCCAGCCTCATTACTCGCGGCGCAAGCTCACCGGCGTTTCCGTTGGCAAAGGGGACTTCATGCTCCGTTGCTACGATAAGGTTCGGGAGCTAAAAACCAGCACCAGCAAGCAACAGCTTTTCACCGATGTATGGGGCGTGAAGGCTTTTGACGAAAAGCCCGTCACCCGTGTTGAATTTCAGCTTCGCCGTCCGGTTCTTCGTGATTTTGCCCCCATCATCAATACCCTGGAAGAGCTGGAGGATTGCCTTGATTCCTTGTGGCAATACTGCTGCCAGCATTGGGGACGTTTGACCGTCGATGAAGTGGACCGCAACCACCACCAGTCCAGGGCGCAAACCCATCCTTTTTGGCTCCGGGTCCAGGGCGTTGTATGGGAAGGCGCCATGTTCGTTGCCCGAGTCAAACGGTATATCAAGAAAGACCTGTACCGCCTCACTCAACTTGCTGCCGGGGTATCCATGACCATTGCCGCCCTGTATGGCCGTCATGCTGACGATATCGAAGGTGTTATTGCCTGCTCGACACTTGCCATTGAGTGCCACCTAAGAGACCTTTTCAAGACGCCGGAAGATTTCCGAAAACGAATGTCCCGAAAGATCAATGACTCCTTGCCGTTTCAGCCCTCTTTTGCCGCTTGTTAATCCTTGTGCCTGTTTAGTCTTGTCCAGGTTCGGGAAATAATTCTTTTAGCCGTGGTGGCCTATTATGACATACGAAAATCGATGCCCGATCTGTGGCCAGATGGTTCCGTTTCTCGGCCGGGGGCGTCCGGCACTGTATCATCCCAAGTGCCGCAAGATCGAGCAGTTACTTTCCTGGCTTGAAGACCTACTTATTGATGCCAAGCCTGACAGTATCGAGCATCAGAAAAAGCTTCGCAGCAGGTTTTGGTATCTGGCTAATTTGCTGAATGCCAAGAAGAGGTAA